CTGGTTGGTCAGGGTGGGGATTCTTATATTGGTGTAGCGGTTGAGCGAAGTGATGATTCAGTGAGTCCACCTCTTGCACTAAAGCGTGCGGATTCACGGGCTGCTCTGCGCTCAGAAGCAAGTCCTGCTGTTATGTCGTCACCAACAACAGTACTCACTGCTTCAAGTTCTGAGTATGGTTGATTTTCAATTTGCGCTAGACGACTTTGAGTATTAGCAAGTTGACGAGCGCGTTTAAACTCAAGAGCAATTTGATTAAAGGTAGCATCACCAACTGCTGGTACTAAATTAGCGGCTTCTACTGAAGTCATGAATGATTTAACAAAGCCAGCATTTACAGCAGCAGCACCAATTTCAGAAGTGCGAACTTGTTTCTTAATAGCATCAAGACCTGCTTTAGGATTGAGCATGTAGGAAATAACTCCACTTTCATCAACTTCAGGATAATATGTTTTAAAAACTGCCATTACATCTGGATTTTCTCTGACTCGCGTAGCAGCCAAATTAACTCGCTCCTCAAACTCACGAGGAGAAACTTCATTTGATATGTATAAGCCAAGATTGTTACGATTTCCAAGGATTGCAGTATCTAAGCCGTAGGCTCGCAAAGTTTGTAAATAACCTTTTTCGTTAGAAATATAAGTTGCTTCATTTATTGCTCGCCCTACTTTACGCAAAGTTTCCATGCCTGGAAAACGCTCTTTATATCCTTTTGTTTCTGGAAGTTCTAGTCTTATCTGGGCCATTGTATAGTCTTTTTTAATCATATCATCAAGTTCATTAATGATTCCATCAGACTCTTTAAAACCAAGGCTTATTAAAGTATCTTTAAATTCTTGCGAAGCGGTCATGCGTGATTGCTTTGCAATTTGTTCAGCAGTTAAAAAGTTTTTTTGTTGGTCTTGCATTAACTTTAGTTCTGCTCTAAGGGCATCAATTGATGCGGTTATTTCAGGGTTAGAAGTTGTTACGGTAGTCGTACTTTGTACTTCTACGCCATCTTTGTAATTCTTACCTAAGTAAATTCCTGTATAAACGCCGCCATTTTTAAGAAGCACTCCTGCTGGGCTAAAAGTAAAAGTTTCACCAACAGAATTATCAGGAGGAGGTGTACTAGAATTATCAGGAGGAGGTGTACTAGAACTGCATCTTCTTCTGCTTTAGTTAAATACTCTGAAGCACCGTATACTGCAAATGAGTCGCCATAAACATTTGCATCATTTATGCCACCGCGAGATTCTATGTATTCCTCTGCAGTCATACCTCTATCAGCAGCCTCTTTTATGAAGTAAGGTCTACTTGCAACCTCTTTTTCCACCTTAGCATCCCTGACAAATTCAGGGTTTGGTGTCAAATCAGTCCTACCTATAAAATAACCGAAAGGTTTTTTAGCCATTATTACCCCTGAAATCCAAACATTTTAGCAAGGTCAAGTGCTGTGTTGCTGTAAACTTCTTTAGCGTTACGAGTGTATTGCCATAGTGGGTCTGCTTTTAATGATTTTGTAAAATCAGCAAATGTGCGAGCATTGCCAGTTTCGCTATCAATTACTTTATTCATTAAGTCATTCCAAGTAATTGCAGTGCTATCCACTTCTAGTAAGTTAGCCATTTGACTGCGGTAACTATTTGTAACTTCATATAGGCTGCGACCAGCCTGAAGTGATGCAAGAAATGGTTTATTTTGTGGGGCATCGTATGCCATTTGTTTAACACTATTAATCCAATACTGAACATCTCTGCCGTCTAATGGGTCAAGCAATGATGTATTAATAGCGTTCTTTACATTGTTATCTAAAGACATGCCATAAAGATAAGCAGTCTGGTTAACGCGGTCTAGGTATGAACCAAGGGTTCCTCCGCCTGTAAAGATAATTTCACTTTTGGTTGATAAGTAGTTTTCTAACTCATCATCGGTCCAATTATTCTTAATTGTTTCAAGAGCGATACCCTTTATTAATTCGGTATTATCAATAACCTTACCTGTAACTGGGTCTATGCTTCTTATTTGAACACCAAGCGCTTCTAGTTTGCCTGCGATAGAAGTTATATTATTGCTTATTTTTTCAGCAAAGGTAGCAGCATTGCGTGGGTCATTAGATTCAAGAAAGAATTGGCGAAGGCTTGGAAATGTGTTTTGCCACCAACTTGTACCCTTGAGGGCTTCCATAAAAGTATTTTCATCCCAGCCTTGTTTGAGTGCTTTGTCAAACAAAGCATCAATTTGAGCCTTTTGTGTTTTATCTTCTAAGGATAAAAATGTTGTACGAAGCCAAGAAACCCACATTGTTTTTTTGGCTATATCTTCTTCTTCTTTGGCTTTTGCTGCTGCTGCTTTCGCGGCTGTTTCAGCATCTGTTGCTGCTTTAGCATCTGCTGCTGCTTTGGCTGCTGCTGCTGCTTCTGCTGCTTTTGCAGCCTCAGTTGAATCGGCCTTGACAAGAATTCCATTTTTGTATTCTTTGCCTTTGTATAAACCAGTAAATGGGTTTCCATTTAACTCTAGTGGTTTGTCCTTAGTGCCTGTTCCAGTGTAAACATCTTTAGGTTTTATCTTAGGCATTGTAGTGCTGCCTTCAAAATAACTTTGAGTTCCAGGTACTAAAGATGAACCATCTGGACCATAACGAGGAACAGGAGTTTTACCCAAAGCAATTTCACGCTCATATTGCTCTTTGGCAGCAGCAGCATTTTTACTAAGTTTTGCTTTGTCTGCTGCGATTTTATCGGCAGTACGCTGTGCATCAATGGCTTTATTGGCTTTATCAAATTCTTTTTTTGCTAAAGCCAATGCAGCAGTTGCTTTTTTAAATTTTTCTGAACCAGGTTTATTGCTTTTAATTATTTGTTCATTTTGATAAATAGCAAGGCCAAAAAACTTAAGCGCTTCTTGTGGAGTTTCAAAATTCTTAGAATAGCGTTCTGCCATTATACTTCTGTACTCCTAACATCTTGTTCAATAGCCTTATAGATAGCATCTAAATAACGATTTTCTTGCCGATTACGAAATTCAGGAGTTTTTTCAACAGCAGAAACAATAGCAGCCTGACGACCTGTTACATCGGTATCTTGTGATTGATTTAAAAAGATGTTGATAGCCTTGGTGCGTTCAGCGCCAACAGCATTACGACCAAGTATTTGTTGATACACACTTTGTACATAAGCATTGGCATCTTGGGTAGTAAATACAGGGCCTTTATTTTGTTGTACATTGCCGCCCATAGATGCGTATTTCTCCATAAGTGCTGCAAGGTCTATACCGCCTGTGGGTTTATCTGTTCCAGCAGGTGTGCCTGATTCTGTCTTAGGCTTTTCATCTTTTGCCATTAAACTACCACCGTATCATTGATAAAGTAACGATTAAGGAATTGTTCAAACTCTGGACTTTCAGCAATTAGTTGTTGTTTAATTTGGTCAAGCACATAAACAACATCCCGATTGCTTTGAGCCGATAACATTGCAGAACCACCAATAGCATCACGCTGTTTAAGTATAGAAGCAATTTGGTCGCGTGCATCAAGATATACAGCCATAGCCTTAACAACTGGGCGGTCACCATTTTGTGCCATCCAAGCCTTATCACTCAAAGCCTTTTTAAGTACAAGTGCACGGCGCTCATACTTACCACGGTCTGGTGAAATATACTCTGAGTACCAGTCAAAGTTTTCTTCTGCCTGTGAGCGAGTCCATAATTGCTTAGCGCCATTAAGAAGTTCCATGCGTGGGTCATTATCTGACACAATGCCGTTTTGAATCTTATAGGTATTAATCTGTCCCATTAATGAATTGAACTGAGTCCAACCACGCTTAATGTTTGCATCACGGAGTAGTTCTTCAGGGCTACGATTTTGGCGATATGTGTTCTTTGAGCCAGGATATGCACCTTGGCGATACTGCCATTGATATGCAGCCTGACTAAAGGTGTATTGACCATCAAAGTCATTAGCCAAGAAACCGATTAGTTCTGGATTGTCAGAAGCCTCAGCCTCTGCCATAAGCCCACGGAACTTCTTTAGGTTCTTAACAGTGCCCATATTAGCCTCAAGGCTGCCAGGTGATTTAGATAAACTAACAGTAGCCTCAAAGTAATCTGGATACATCTCAAGGAACTTTGCTTCTGCTTCGCCTGGACCATATTGGTTTAGGAATTGACGATATGTTTGCTGATAAAAGTCCATCTCTGGGCTAACAGCAAATGGCATTGTCAAGGAACTGAAAGCACGAAGCATAAAGAACTTGTTTGTCTTTTCAGTAATTTCATCTAGCGTAGGTTCATCTGTACGCCTACCACTATTAAAGTTGTAAGCCTCATAACGAAGCATCTGGTTGAAAGTACGGACATATAGTTCGTCTTGTGTCCACATAGAGCGTAGACGGCGCAAGGCTGCTGGGGCAAACAAATCTGTTGCACTTTGTGGCATACCTGCAGGGAAGAAAGGTCTTGCTGCATCTTCAAGTTCTGGGCGATTGCGTAGAATCAAATAGGTTGGCAGCACTGCATAAGGACCAAATCCTGGATTTCCAGGTTGTCCTTGGGTAACAACATCTAAAGATGATAATGGGATATTAACTGTCTTAAAAGCATTATTAGCAATTTCTCGCCATTGCTTTGGTAGTGAGTCAATAAAGCCTTGTGGAACTTGTACTACTAGATTTGCGTATGTGCCTTCTGATAACTTCTTAGCATCAGTAATGCGGTTACCATCTTGGTCAATAACGGTTTGACCATTAACTAATTGAGCAATGGTTCTAGCAGCAGTAGTAACTGCTTGTGGATTCTCAGCCACAATGCCTGACCATCGTTTAATGGTATTTTCATAGGCTGCATAGAACGGGAACATTAACTGCATTACTTGGCTAGATGATGCACGAGTACGGCGTACAATCGTAAAGAGCGTTTGCTCAACTGTACGGCGAGAATCTTCTCTAGCGCCACGGATGGCTGAATTAATTTCCTCAGCAGTAAGTTTATCTCCGCCTTTAGCCCTAGCAATGTTCTGTATGTTAACCCTAACTTGGCGATTATAGGTTGCTCTAGCCAATGGATGACGAGCAAATACATCTTCAGGTAGTGAACCTAAAAAGCGCATTACACGGCGGTTAAAGGTATCAATAAGGCGTTCTTGGTCACGAAACTCTTTACTTGTTGTAACAAGTAGTCCATTAATATCTGGCAGATTCTCTGGATTATCGCCAAAGCGATTACGCAAGAAGTTCTGTAATTCTCCGCCAGTTAATGGTTTACCTTCTGGACCTGCAGTGCTAAAGAACAAGGCTGTTTCTTCGTCTGGTAAATATAATTTAACAGCACCACGGGTAATGTTAATTTTCTCTAGCAAGTCCTCATTGAGTTCTCCACCCTTAAGGGCTGTTAAACCAAAGGCTTGACGAGGCGTGGTGTAAGTATCGTTGGCGTATAGGCGACCTTCTGGGGTTCTGGTAAACCAACTTAAAATATCTTGGTCTGTTTCACCATCAAGAACCTTACGAACTATTGGGTCCATAATCCCTGTTTCAGGGTCACGGAAGTGCATGTTCAAAACATTTGACCAAGCCTCAAAATAACGAGGGTCATTATTTTTAACTGTGCTTACTGTGCGTGCACCGATACCAGTTGAGAACGCCATTTCTTGTGTGCCAATAAGGGCGTTCCAAGTATCTTCAGCAGATGTACGACCCATAAACCATGTAGCATCTTGGAATATTTCTGGAATATTATAGTTATAGCCTTCGGCTTCAATATCCATGTAGCCATAACCAGTGCGTTGCTTAATAGCATTTGATTCAGCGCGACCAATTCGTGCGTTTAAACGACTTGAAATGTCATCAATATACGCATGTGACATGGTGTAAAGACGAGCCAAGTTTTCAGCAGCATCCTCAACGCCATTATTAATCATGGCATCAGCATTTTCCTTGGTGTAATAAGGAGATACTGGGCGCTCTTGTTGGCGCATTGCTTTACGAGCAGCAGTGCGAGCAAGGCGGCGTTGCTTAGGTGTAGCCATTGACTGTTCAAGCATTGGTAAATCTTCAGCAGCCTGAACTGCTGCACGCTCTTGCATTTGTGTAATAGAGCGTTCTACAGAGCGTTTACGCCCTGCGCTAGATACTGCTTCTGGTAGAACAATATTTGATACCCCACCAGCGCGAGCATCATCTTGAACAACTGCCCGACCAAAACCTTTTTCACGCATATATTGAGTTACAGAATCATCAGCGTTTTGCCAACCTTTGGACTTAACCCATGCTTTGTAGTTTGCAAATTTGCCACCAAAAGCAGCCTCACGCAAATCTAATGGAACATCTGCCCATTTGGTTAAATACAAAGCCTCGCCATATACACGCACTGGTGTTGGCTTATTAACTACACCTTTAACGCGGAATACTGAGCGAGCAAAAATTTCTGGTTCTACGGTAAGTACGCCTTCTTCAGCAAGGCGAATCTGATTCCAGTCTAGTGCTTCAACTTTACGCCATCCACGCCGAGTTCTCATTTCAACAACTTTGCCAGCGTTCTTGGCAGCAATCATATCTGTTAGCAGGTCATCTGCTGCTTTTTTAACTCGTTCTGTTATCGGGCGAGCGCCTCGGCTAATGCCAGCGCCCATTCCTGCTTCTCCTGCTCGGACATTTGAGAGTAATTCTTCGGGACTTGTACGAACAAGCGTTCCTTCGCCGATGAGTTCATCGGGGCTTCTGTCTGCATTTGTTGCTGCTGCTTTTCCACCTGTACCACCCGTTTCAATTTCTTTGCCCGCTTTGACATCCCAAACACTTATTTGGTCGCGGAACTCTGGACTACCAAGTCTAACAGCAGCCTCTTGACTTGTCACATTGTCTGACAAATCTAAATATATCTGCTTGTCTTTTTTATTAAACCATCCACCAAAATACAAATCTGGGTTTTGTTTAAACGCTTCTTGGTTTTCATCTAAAAACTTTTTAATTGCTTGTGCAAGTTCTTCTTTGTCTTTGGCTGGTAAAACTTGTCCACCGCCAACACGAGCAACCATGAAGCCCTGTTTTGGTGAATCAAAGGTTGTATTCTTTACTGAGAACCCACCCTTAATGGCGCGATTAGCAAGTTCTTCTTCTAGCGTTAAAGGTCCTTGCCAAACTTCTTTGCCTGGTCTTTCTTCAGGTTTCATGCCTAAACGACCTGGGCGACCAGTTGGGGTTTCTAGGTAGTTCTCAGCAGCATGAAAAGTAAAGCCTTCAGAATAACGAGCAGCAATGGATGGAGATGCTGATGTTGCAAGTACTCTTGTTTCGTCAAGTTTAAACGCTGCATCTGCACTACCGTGGTATAAGGTTACAGATTCTAAATCTGAAAGTACGCCACGAAGGGTGCGAATTTCATCTTCAACTGTTAATGGTCCGACATCTCCCGTAAGGCGTATTCTAAATACATCTTGTTCAATATCGCGGATACGGTCTGATACAGCCTTAGCAAGTTGCTTACGGCTCATGTCAATGGCACGAAGTTTATCTACCTCAGACATGAAGGCATATTGCATAGTTGGAATATCATCTATACGACCAGCCATAACATTGAACTGGTCAATAAAACGATTAAACCCAACTTTACGGTTATTAAAAAAGCGTTTTACTCCATCGGCTCCGCCTGCTGCAACCATTGCTGGTAGAGCAAAACCTTTAGCCAACATGGATAGTTGCGCTTCAGTAATGTTACGAACCGTATAACCAAGGCGCATAAGCACCGAAGTCTTAAATATGTCATTAATAGTTGCTAAAGCGGATAAACCTTTTTGTGTGCGGAAAGTTAAATCTTCTACATTAAGTCCATCTAGGATGCCAGGAAGGATTCTTTCGTGAGAATCAATGGCATGCTTTAGTTTACGCAAGTCTGCAATGATGACAGTGTTTGCTGATTCACGCTGTAGAACTGGAGCAATAGCATGAACTACTTGACCATTTTCTAAATAAGAAACAAAGCCTTGGTCGCGGTGTTGCTTAATACGAGATACACGGCGATAGTCAAAGATTGCATATAACTTATCAATAGTTTGCTGGTCATAATTTGGGAACAAGGTAGCCAAAGCAACCTTTTCCGCCTGTTGGATAATTGCATTGCGCTCACCAGTTGATGCTGCAGCAAGGTATCTATCTGCAAATGCAGCACCTGTTGGTCCAAAACGACCTGCTGAAAGTTCATTTGCTTCACGCAAGAAGGCATTGAACTCAATATAAGAATCGCCATCATTAACATTAAATACACCGCTTGGTAGTTCTTTTGTAAAGAAGTTAACTACCTTAACAACTGGATGAAGGCTTGTCTTTTGGAAAGTTACGCTATCTGCTTCAGCAAATACTGCTTGTGCTTTGGAGCGTGACTTCTGAGCCAGTTTACCTTCCCAAGGTCCACGGCTAAATCCATATTTTAATTGACCACCTGTGCGGGCTGTGTTGAGAGCCTCAGCAAAACGCTGGTCATAAGCATCACTTGCTTCATCGGTAAGTTTAGTAATGTAATCGCCAGCAGCCTTGTTGTATTCAGGAGATGTAAGCAAATCACCGTCTGTCTTACCCTCAAGGTATTGACGATGTTGATGTGGTACATCACTGAGGTTGTTCATTACAAGCGCTGCTTCTGCATCTTGTGATGCAATCTTTGATACTGATTCAGCATCGCGGTACATAACAGCACGGAAAGTATCTACAACATCCTGTTCTGTGCTGGCACGACCAAAGAGGTATGCCATAGCATCAGGATTTGTTACTTTCTTTTTGCGCCAGTATTCATACTGTTCACGAGCATTACTGTTTGCAAGAAAATTAATATCTGAAAGACCTTCACCTTTACCCTCAAGGGCTTGAGTAAGGATGTTGTCTAACCTATCCTCGGTCATTGCAAATTTACCAAATACTGCACGGGCTGTCTTGCCAGAAATTTGGTCAAGCATTGGTGCCTTGGCAGCAATTACTGCGCCTTTGCCTAAGAAACCAGCAAATGTTAATGGGTCAATAATTGTTGATGCAGTTAAATCGCCAAAACCTGAAAGGATTTTTCCTGTGTATTGGTTACTAAAAGCAATATCTCTATCTTCTTGATTAAATACATCAAAGCCAGCAGAAAGAAATCTAAGGTTATTATCGGTCCAATCTTGAAACCAACCACTTTTATCACCAGAGTTACGCCCTGGAGAAAGCGTTGATAAGGCAGCCTGCGTGATAGAAATGTTTTCTTTTTCAGATTCTACACGCGCTGTATAATCAGCATAAGATTCACCTGGAGCCTTAAACTTGTTATACATAAAAGGTTGCTCAAGGATTGTTTCTGCACCTTCACGGCGTACTTTTCCGCCAAGTTCGTACGATGCTTCTCCAACGGCAAATAATCCGCCTACAGCAGCACGAACTGGAGTGGTTGCAACCTTAACTGTATTCTTAACAAAGTTAACACCATCTATGTACCACGGGTCATCGTTACTTCCCGAAGTTGCAATGTCTTTAAATAGTCCTGGTAAGCCTGTAAAGTCAACTGCTGACTTTGCCATCTTACCTAAATTTTGAACCCAACTCACTCTAAGCCCTCAACCTGGCTACGAATATAGCGATACCAATTACGGGTTGCATTAGAAGCCCGTGGTGATTCTGCAATCTTTGCGTAAAATGGTAAATATGCAGCAAGTTGAGCAATGTCTTGATTGTTTTGCGCTTTAAGCATAGCAGGTGCTGCCATAACTTCTTCGCCTGCGTTAGGTCCAAGTGCTCCACCAGTGTCAACGCCTTCTTCAGGATACTGGGTTGGAGCATCTAAAGGAACAATTCCATCTAAACTTACTTTTGGCATACCGCCGCCCATAGCCATTGATGGTTTATTTGCTGGATTTTCTCCAGCCATAGGCTGCGATGTTTGTAATTCATAAAAATCTTGTGCGTTATCAATGCCTGCTGCGTATCGTGCAGGTTGTCCATTAGTTCCAGCACCGCCTGTTGCGGATACTTGGAAATTATTTTTTGCTTCTTTTGCCATCATTACCTTTCGCTATAAAAGCGCATTTAAGTTTTGTTGAGCAGTTTTAAAACATGCTCAGGTTCTTAAATTACTTGCTGCGTGAACCGCGAGTTCCGCTTGGATTGCTTGAGAAATAAGTCTTGCCACCCTTAGAGGATGCCTTTTTTGCTAACATTGGCTTCTGAGTTGGAGCCTTGCCTGCTGAACCTTGGTTCTTAGGCTTCTTTCCGCCCGAAAGCGATTTCTTTTTCATCTTCATTTAGTCACCTCCCTACGCAACTGGTAGTCGTCTGACGAGGGAAGCCTGAAGATTAGGTTCACCTCTTTGAGTTAAACTTGCTAAAAGCGATTGAACATCAGGTCTACCACCAGGAGCAATTTGTCCAGGTGCTACACCTTGCATACGACCTGTTTCAGACATACCCATAGGAAGTTGGCCCTCACCTGGAGGGACCGCACCTGGTTGCCCAAGCATGTCGGGACTTACTGCTTCAGGGGTCATCGCACCAGGTGGGGGATTCTGAGGCTGGAACGCATCTTGTACTGCCTTTTCAATAGAGGCACCCTTTTGGCGTTCGTTTATGACGGTAGATAATTTATACAAAATATCTGATGGGTCTTGTCCCTGAGAAGCAAGCGCTGGAATTGCTTGTGCGTAAGAGGCGATTGCTTGCTTCATTGCATCGCGTAAATCTTCTGCATCAACCTTTTCTTCTTCTTGTGTTGCGTTAAAGGAGAAAGGCATTTGACGGCGTAAAAAGTCACGAGAGATTAGTTTATCTCCACGAGCCTGTAGACCAAAGACCAATGCACGATTTGGGTCAAGTCCTGCCATCAAACCATACTGAACATCAACAGTGTAGTCACCGTCAATGTCGCGTGATGGCTTATATTTAATTGCGTATGGAACTCCATTGCGTGTACCACGGAGTTCTTTTTCCATAGTGCCAAAAACTTTTTCATCAATCTTTAGCGCAACGCTAAGAAGTTCTACGAAGGCACGGGCAAACATTGCGTGGGCTGTTTTGATTTGTGTATCAAAGCCACCCATAAGGGCTTGTACGCCACGACCTGTAACGATAGAGGCATCAATGTTTCCTGTACGAGATTCAGGATAGCGGGAACCTAGACGAAGTTCTCCTTCAAGTACCTGCTGTTGTGCAAAAGCACCTGCTGGTATCTCAATAGGCAATCTGCGAACATCGCCAGGTCTGTCAGTTCTAATAACAGCATCTGGTCCAAAGGCTAACTCATTTACATCTTGAGGGGCTACAAGGGGGGCTTGAACTGCTTTAGTAGCAGCCTCAAGCGATAGAAGTGCGTAACGAGCCTTTGCAACTTGGATTGCAAGAACATCGTCAAATTGACCCCGCGCTTGACCATCTAAGGATGGTCGCTGAACAACGCGTATAAGACACTCGCCAATCGGATTAGGCGCACGGTCAATAACAATATTGTTTCTTGATGGAACAAAGATTATATCTTGGTCTTTGTCATGATAGCGAACAATTTCCATCATAGAAGCGGTTGAGTCTTTGTCGTATAGCAGATGGGCATACTCTGGGTATGCGCTCATTAGTTCTGCTAATGACTTCTTAATTCTTTGATACATGCCATGTACTTTTCCAAATCTATCAATGATTGGATAGCATCCATAAGAATCTAAGAAACGGATGCGTGGCATGTTTTTTTCTAAATCAACTTCAACTTGAGCAGGTACGAAACCATAGGTTACATAACGGTCTGCTGCGCTAAACATTTGAGTCTGCATGTCTGAGAAATCAATAATGCCGTTAACAATTTCTTCTCGCTTATCGGCTTTCTTGCGTTCTTTGTCAGACACCATAGATGGGGAATTACAGTTAAATGCGGGTAGTGGCGCTATAACTTCAGATAAATCACGAGCCGATATATCCACCATGTTTGCAACGATTGGATTCTCAAATGGTCCATCTGGGAATAAATCTGGGAAAACATCGCGCATGCGACCCTTACGAACAAGAAGTACTTGTTCCATGCGGGTGTCACGGTCAGAATACATTTGACGGTAACGGTCATAATTATCTTTAATTTCGTCTAGCGAGAGTGGCACACCCACCTCCTGTTCTAATAGATGTCGCTTAGTGATACGGTGTATTGCTTTGATTTGTCGTATGGAGTATGAAACATATTTAAACTGTTATGTGTACGAGCAAAGGTTCTTGCATTAGCAACACGGTCACGACAGCCAAGTTCAGCAAACCAAAACGCCATCACGGTATCGGTCTTTTGTGATTTTGGAGAATCTGGATACCAAGTGATGAGTTGTTCAATTAAACTTTTAATACCTTCTGAGGCGTGGGTTGAAGGGAACTCAATGAGTGCATCTCCATCTTCCCAACCATGGAATAGTGTCGTCAGGGATGCAACTCCGAAGTTCGTGTCCCATTTGTTTTGACCCGTGTGATGTTCTCTTAGGGTCGCACCCCGTGACGAAAGGTATTCCCGTACCTCACGGTCCTGAGTTAACATTGTTTGAAAAGCATTTTTTTCAATACGCCACTCAGAAATCTTGTAGTCATCAGTCCAGTCTTTGATTAAAGTTCTAATCTCGTCTGGCTTCATGCCTGGTTTATTTGACACATCTATCAGGTATCGTTTCTGAGTAGAAATATCAATGGCTAGACATACGGCTGCGGTATAACCGCTACCTGCAGGGTCTAAGCCAGCAATAACAATAAGTCCATCCATGCCATTAGGTCTTACGCCTGCTTTACCTTTTGGTATGCGCCCTACATTTCTAGCGCCATTGATAACGCCTTTGATGGCATCAGATGGAAATGCTGAATCTTCATGTACTTGTTGCTGTTGGTAAACCATCGCCCAAAGATTTGGAGATAAACGGCTGCGCTTTTTATTTAAAGCATTGCCATCCCATTTGCGATATAGACCATCTGCATCAGGGCTACCTACTCCAGATACTGGAGCGACATTTGTCTTAGCCCAGAGGGTTACCCACTTAGATGGGTCCTCATCAAATTCAAGTACTGCAGGTTGTGCAAAGTAAGTCCAAGGAGAACTCTCGTCAGGATAGCGCATGGGGTCGCGTACCTCGGAGTATAAATCTTTAGGGCGAAGGCGGGTACCTATGATAAGAAGTTTGCCGCCGTTATCATCAATACGGGACATAACCTCAGACTGAATCCAATCAATCTGTTTCTCGTACTCATGGGCATTGGTGTTATCTACGCAGTCATCCATGATAATCAAGTCAGCACGAGCGCCGTAGATATGACCCCTAATACCAACAGCCTGTACGGTAGGGTCCTTTTCTCCTGAGTCGCGTGCCTCTGAGGAGAGGTAAATTAAGTCCTGCTTCCATGAATCAGAATTCTTTTCAAATCCACCTGGAGGTCCAAAGGTGAGTTGTAGGTCCTGGTACTTAGGATGCGTTAGTCTGTTCTTAATGGAGAGCAGGAACTTTTGCGCCATAGCCTGTGTCTTAGACACAATCATGATTCTGATGTTTGGGTTCTGGCAAATCCGATAGACCGCATAGTTGACCGTAATGGTCGTAGACTTTGCGTGTTCTGGAGGGGTGTTAACTATTAATAAATCTGGAGCGCCTTGTTCATAGGTTATAGCAGGGTGTATATCCGTAGGTTGTCTACCCTCTAATAAATCTATCCAATGGCGTTGGTGTGTAAAAACACGGGTACCTAGATATTTTTCTGAAAACTCAGGGAAGGGTGGTACTTCCCCTCGTGCTGAGCCAATCTCGCCTCTAGCAGTCATAGAGCGTACTTTGTCCACAGCAGTGGCAAAGTCAGAGTCTACCTTTCGGTAGTACTCATAGGTCTTAACGCTTCTGCCTACGGCATCCATAGCACGCTGGACAGAGTAGCCCTGCATTAAAAAATCAATAACTTGCTTCTTG